AAGAGGGTACCCCTCTCGGGGATCCTCTGGGAGAGCGATCTTGCTAAACATCAGAGTTAACTGATTGATAGCATAGATTGCTTCAATGTCCGGATTGGTCAATAATGTGCCACTTACTGGATCGAACACACGTCCAAGGAAACCCCCAAGAAATTCGGGGAGACCAGTACGACGCCCAGGCTTCAGTTTGAAGCTTGGAACGTCCGAAGGGACGACGAAACCTTGGTTCAGCCACTTTTTGGTAGCTTTGCCAAAGTTCGCCAGGGTTACGGCCAAAAACCATAACCCCTCGTGTTCGAACCGACTCTCGACAGTTTTTATGTCGAGAGTGGCGCTAGTGCAGCATCGCACAGCCATTTCATTAGCTGTGCAGGACCAGAGTGACGTAAGGCTTTTCACGCTACCTCCTTTTATCAAGGGGTTGGCGATCCGTAGCCCAATCGTCAAGACAAGCACCTACCTGTTAGTAAATCCCTACGCGAGGTCTTCGGGGAGAAACTCCCCAATCGACTGAAGCGCAAGGACCCACCCCAGGAGGTACCCGCGGGAGCCCACACCCATGTAGTCAAACAGGATGTGGAGCGCCCTTGGGTCCCGAGTGATCCGGTTGTTAAACCGGCACTCAAGGGACGAGATGATGGTCGGAATCTTTGACTCCGGCACCGCCTCGATCCTTTCCAGCGTGGGCTGATCTAGCCCAGTGGATTGCATATTCATTACATGCGACCTTTCTGGGATAGACCCAGTTGTTTATTAACAGACAGATGCCCTTCGCTAATGCACCCCGACATGTTACAATGCAGCTTTCTGTAACTGCTTTACAGCAGCCAGAACATTCTGCAGAGCTATATGTTCGAGGTCATCCTGAACAAGTCCAGGACGGATCGTGATCTGTATAATTGCCCTCTCGTGAGAGTAGGGTGGTTTATACACCACGAAGACATTAGTGTAGTTCACATCACTTCTAGAAGCACCCATGAGGGGCCAAAAGAAGTGATTCACCCGCTATTACGAGCGCATTGATAAAGAGAACCATGGTCGCAACAATCAATTTCTTGATTGAGGACCACGGCTCTGAATCAGTGCGCCGTCTGCCGTAGGGTCTCACCCCACGGACAGGACGTGGTCGACTCTCAGAGCCCCGCCTTTCGGCGAGGTCCCTTTGAGATCGATTATCGATAGCAGCGCCTCCTTTCGCTGTTCTGCTGGAAAGAGCCTATTAAGACTCCCCACCAAGCAGCTTAACGATCAGGGCGTCCGAAGAGGCAGCGAGTTGGGTCTTGAACCCAACCCAAACTGCCAGTGCCTCCGCAGCCGTGTAGCCGGCCTCGGGAAGGTCAAACACGATGTAATTGCTCATCGAAAGTTTGACATTCTGAGTCGGCTTAAACGGATCTGCGGAGACCTTCGTAGTGTCGATTCGCACCATCCTTCTGATACGCTTCCCATAGTTATGGGAGGCGGACAGTCGGATGAGACCGTCACCGCTTTGGTACTCCGACTCATCGTCGCCAACGCTTACGCGTGGCAACGGAGTCGTGACCGCCGAGATGGTAACGGTTTGCGGATCGGTGAACGACATGGGCATCACTCCTAGGGGCCCGGTTAGACCCCCATTGGCGTTTAAACGCTGTATAGTACATCACTTTTTGCCTCGGGTTATACCCAAGGCTCCAAGTATGGACAGCTGGAACTTAGAAAGACCGTTCCAGTTCAGCCCGAACCCATAGGGGTTAGCCTGCTGCCTAACCTTCGATTCTACAACGAAGTTAACAGGCAACGGCCTGGCACCTCTGGTTTTCGCACCAGTAGGGCCAGTGAAGTAATAGGTACGACGGTTCACAGTGTGTTCCATCATGTACCCATACCTCATAACCAGACGGTCGGTTAGTGTGTCAGATAAGTTCGAAAGAACGTCTCCGACATTTGCAAACCAATCGACCATCCAGCTCCACGGAGTTAGGTTCCAGACAGTTTCTGGAGTCAGTGATAAACC